TCGTCCGGGAGTGGACACCCGGGCGGGGCTGCGCCTTTCACGACCACCAGCGAAAGGATGGGGTGACATGGGATGGGATGGCGCGGTCTTACGAGCCGAGATTGGGGCGGAGTTCGATACGCTGGCGTTTCGCCGTGAGGATGTCTTGGCGGCTACCGCAACCTGGGTCGAGTACAAGGCGCAAGCCGCTCGCGAACGTGTGCGACGCTGCATCGCCAGGAAGAAACGTCTGCTGGGCACTGAGCGGTGGCGTGCGCAAAAGCGGCAAGTGGACGCGAGGTACCGAGCTCGTCGACGCGCCGATCCGAGTCGGTATCTCGCATCGCTCGCGACAGCTCGAGCATGGAAGGCGCGCAACAAGGCCGCGGTGGCCGCCCAGAACCGAGCGTGGTGGGCCGCCAACCGTGAGCGCGTAAATCAGCACCGGCGCGACGAACGTGCGCGCCTGAAGGCGAGTCGTGCTGAAAGGACCGTGTGACATGACACTGACAACCATACTCATCATCGTGCTCGTGATCGCCGTCGTCGGCGGTGGGTTGGGCGGCTCGAGGTACGGCTGGGCGGGCTGGTCACCGGCGGGGCTCATCGTCCTGGTACTGCTCATCCTCTGGCTCATGGGGCGGCTATGAAAACGCGCGAGCTCGCCGAGGCGTTTGCGTGCCCGCACCTGCACGCGACGCTCACGCGGAGCAGCTGCGCAGCCCGCTACCGCAGCTTCCAGAGCAAGGGCCACCACAAGAGCAAGGACGGGCACAGTAGGGGCAACGAAGGCATCACCGGCTGCTGCTGCCGCAGCTGCGACATCGGGGCGGCGCACGCGAAAGGCAAGTTGGTGCCAGATGTGGCGCTCGCATCGATTGTTGCGAGGCCAACCAAGTTCCGACGCCGGCAGCGCCACTGCTTAGGGTGCGGCGATCCGATCCCGCCGCCCTCGGTGCCGCGGTCCGATCGGTTCTGGCACACCAATCGCCGGGTGTGCGGGCCGGCGTGCGCGAGCCTTGTGAACGAGTCCAAGCGCAACCTTCACCGAGTGCAACTGCCCGAGTGGGCCTAGGAGCAAGTCATGGGCGCAGAAGCAGGTGCTTTCATCGCAGTCGGGCTCGTGATCGCAGCGTGGGTGAGCAAGGCGCAGCACCCGCCGCCACTGGCGAACGCCGCGGGCTGGGTGCTCGCGGTGCTCGGGACGTTGCTGCTCTTGGCAGCAGCGTTTGGATGGAGGCTGCCCGGATGACGCGCGCGACGCTACGCCTCTGCATGCGGACCGCCCTCGGCATCGGGCTGGTCGTCGCAATTGGGTGGATAGCGGCCGCGGCGGCCGTGGCCGGGCTGTCTGTCGACCTCGCGCGGCGCGGCGCGGCCCACTTGTTCGGCCATGCGCATGCCGACCTCGCCGGCGATCACGAGGTGCCGTCATGACCGCTACAAAGTCCGCGCCCGGCGATTGCCGAGCGTTGCTTGTGCTCCCGCACCCGACTACTCGGAACCTCCATCGCGGGGCGCGGACACTGAACCCAAGGAGACACGCGCATGAAACTCATCAAACCGCCAGGGCCCGACGATGAAGTGACATCTGTGCGCGGCTCTGGCCCTGGCGGCCGGAACCTTCCGCAAGTGCACGCGGTCGCGCGGCGGCACGCCGAGCAGCACCTGTTCGCCCAGCTCGAGGCAAGTGCCCCATTACGCGATGCGGGCGCATGGCTCGCAGCCAAGAAGATCGCGTGCGGGGCCGTGCTCGACATGCTCGAACACCGCGAGCTGCGGGAGTTCGATCTTGGCTGCATCAGCGACCACTGGCGCGCGGGGCTGTCGATCGCATGGGGGCGGCGCGAATGAAGCGCGCCGACCGCAAGCTCCACGCCTTCCTCGCTGCCTGCGGCCTACGATTCGACGGCGTGCCGGCACCACCGGGTCGAGCCGATCGGGTACCAGCGCCCGACGACGCGCCCCCTCACCGAGGCCGAAGACGCCATGCTCGCCCAGGTCGACGCCGAGCTGCTGGCCCAGCGACCGCCCTGGCCGGCGCCGACATCGGCCGAGCGCTGGGCGGCGATCGCCGCGGCAGAGCGGGAGCACGCGGACGAGGCGCCACCCCCGGGCTTAACAGTCGTGGGGCTTTCAAGGCCGCCGGGCCGCGAGTGCGTACCCCGGTCACATTTCCCGGATTCGGTAGCTTGACAACCCATGTGGCATGAAACCCAGCGCAGCACCCAACCCGGTCGATGTTGTCAAGCGCCCCGGGCGGCGCCTGCAACCGGTTGTCATCCGCAACGCTGGCCAGCAGCACCTGACGCAGCTCGGGATCACGCTCGCGGAGATTGCGGCCGCTGTCGGCGTTTCCCGGCAAGCGGTGCAGCAATGGCGCGCGGGCGCGGAGGTCCCGTCGTCCGTGATGCGGGGTAAGCTGTTCACCGTATTCGGCATACCCGCCACGTCGTGGGGCGTGCAGCCCGGCGATGCCCCTGTCCCGCCCTCAGAGCCGCCGCCGCTCGAGGCCGCCACCCCAACCACCCTGGCCGACTGCCTCGCCCTGCACGCGGTGATCCGGCGCGACCGCAACGCCGCAAACCTCACCCCGGCCGAGCGCGTGAAGCTCACCGACACCGAGGCGCGGGTGCTTGCGCTCCGGCACCGCCTCGAGCGCGAGGCGGACATGTCGGAGACCAGAATCATCGCCGAGCACCCGAAGTGGCAGGCGCTGAGGCACGCGCTGACCAAGGTCGCTGCCGGCTGCCCCCGGTGCTCAAAGCTCCTGCTCGCGGAGCTCGAGCGCCTCGACGTGTGACCACCGATCAGCGACGCGGTACGCTTCATACGCTGTATGACGACGTCGATCGCGGCCGAGGTGGCAGAGCGGAAGTCTCGGCGGAGGGTCACCGAGCGGTTGACGTTCGCGACGTCGTTCCGCGAGGCGCTGGTGCTCGAGTGCACGCTCGCGACGCATGTGCGGTTCCCGTCGCCGCTGTACCGGGACAAACCGGTCGAGTTCTTCCGGCAGGTGCTCGGTGTCGAGCCGTGGTCCAAGCAGATCGAGATCATCGAAGCTGTCCGCGACCACCCGCGCGTCGCCGTGCGCAGTGGCCACAAGGTCAGCAAGTCCCACACGGCCGCGGGGATCGCGCTCTGGTTCTACTGCAGCTTCGAGGACGCTCGCGTCGTGATGACCTCGACCACGTCGCGCCAGGTCGATCAGATCCTGTGGCGGGAGCTCCGCATGATGCGCGCGCGAGGCGGCCGCTGCGTCGCGTGCAAGGAAGCTGATCCCGACGGGTTTGTGCTTACCCGCCCCTGTGAGCATTCGACGCTGATCGAGGGTGACCAGGGCGAGCTGGCGCGCACCGGCCTGAAGTCGCGGGACTTCCGCGAGATCGTCGGTTTCACGGCGCGCGAGGCCGAGGCGGTTGCCGGCATCTCGGGGCGCAACTTGCTGTATCTCGCCGATGAAGCCAGCGGCATCGGCGACGACATCTTCGAGGCGATCGAAGGCAACCGTGCGGGGGGCGCGCGGATCGCCATGTTCAGCAACCCGACGTGCAACGAGGGCGAGTTCTACGAAGCCTTCCACGGCAAAACGGCGCACTACCACACGATCACCGTGTCGTCCGAGGAAACGCCGAACGTCGTGCAAGGTCGCGTCGTGGTGCCCGGGCTCGCGACTCGCGAGTGGATCGAGGAAAAGAAGCAAGAGTGGGGCCCAAACAGCGCGATGTACACGATTCGCGTCAAGGGCATCCACGCGCTCGCCGAGGCGGGGAAGATCTTCTCGATCCACACGATCACCCAGGCCGAGCTGCGTTGGGCCGACACGAGCGACGCGGGTCGGCTGTTCATCGGCCTGGACCCCGCGGGCGAGTCGGGGAGCGGCGACGAAACGGTGTTCAGCGCGCGGCGCGGCTTCAAGCAGCTGCTCTTACGCGCGCACCAAGGCATGAACGAGGAGCAGCACCTCACGCAGCTGCTCGTGCACATCTCGAGCCTCAAGCTGCAACGCGAGACGCCAGTCGTGGTCCTGGACTGCGAGGGCTCGATCGGTTCGAAGCTGCACATTCTGCTGCGCAACTACGCCGAGGCGAACCCGCAGGCCTTCGAGCTCGTCGGCGTCAAGGCGAGCAACAAGGCCGTGCGCATGCCTAACATCTACGATCGCATGCGCGACGAGCTCGCCGCGAACCTCGAGCAGTGGTTCCGCGACGGCGGTGCGATCTTGGAAGACACCAAGCTCGAGCGCGAGCTGCACGCGTTCGAGTGGAAGCAGTTCGCAAACGGGCGCTTCAAGATCACACCCAAGGACATCATCCGCAAGCTGATCGGCCGCTCGCCCGATCGCTACGACGCGCTCGCCCTCAGCTGCTGGGAGCCGCTCAGCCTGCGCGACAACATCCCCGTCGGCGGCCAACAGAACGTTGCTGCGCAAGAGAGCGGGACGCCGACGCTCGATCCCTACGCGGGAGCCGACGCATGGCGCTGAGCCCGGCCCGGCGCTCGCTGATCGCGCTCTTGCAGGTCACGCCTGCCCGTGAGGTCGCCGCGCGCTGCGGGGTTCATCCGAGCCAGGTGAGCCTCTGGCTGTCGGGATTAACAACGCCGTCGGACGTGCCGCGCCTGCGCCTGTGGCGGATCTACGGCATTTCGCCGGGCTCGTGGCAGCGGCCCATTGTCCAGCTGAGCCGCGTCAGACAGTTGCGTTAATTGCGCGCGCGCAAAAAACACCCGTGGCTTGCTCATTTCCGTGAGCCTATTCACGGATCGCCTGAGCGCTGCAGCTGGTGCGCTCCTCGGTCGTTCGGCCTACCAGATGCCGCCGCTCGACCAGGGCACGACCGGGCTCGACGATCCACGGGTTGAAGAGACGCGGCGCCGCATGGGCGGCCAGCTTGCGCTACCGAGCGTCACGCAGACGCGGTGGTACCTGTCGGACCTCGAGCGTGCCGAGCTCAACGCCGACGCAGGCATTCTCGAGGACGCCGCGCGACTCATGACGGCGGCGCGCAAGGACGGCGTCCTCTCGGGCGTGCTGTCCACACGCACGGGCGGGCTCGTACGCCTGCCCAAGAAGTTCCGCGGCGACGCCGACGTGATCGCCGACCTGGAGCTCGGCCACGACAAGGTGCGCTCGGTGTTCGACGAGGTGTTCCCCCCGACCGAGCTGGCGCTGCTCGCGGCCGACGGGGAGTTGCTCGGCGTGGGCGTCGGCGAGCTCGTGCCCGTCGATGGCCGCGACTACCCGGTGTTCGTGCGGCTCGCGCCGGAGTTCCTCGTGTACCGGTGGGCCGAGAACCGCTGGTACTACCGCTCGATCGCCGGACTCATCCCGATCACGCCCGGCGACGGCCGGTGGATCCTGCACGCTCCGGGCGGCCGCATGACGCCGTGGCAGCACGGCCTGTGGCGCGCGATCGGCCGAGCGTACATCCGCAAGGAACACGCCTGCCTGCACAAGGACAACTGGGAAGCCAAGCTCGCCAACCCCGCACGCGTCGCTGTCGCACCGGCCGGCGCGGCCGAGGCGCAGCTCGAGTCGTGGTTCCGGCAGGTGATGGCGTGGGGCGTCAACACCGTGTTCGGCATGCGCCCCGGCTACGACGTGAAGCTGCTCGAGTCCAACGGGCGCGGGTATGAATCGTTCTGCAAAACCATCGCCGACCAGAACACCGAGCTGATCATCGCGATCGCCGGACAGACCGTGACGGTCGACGGCGGCGCGGGGTTTCAAAACTCCGACATTCACAAGACGATCCGCGCGGACCTGATCAAGTCGACGGCCGACGGGCTCGCGTACACGATCAACACGCAGGGCATCCCCGCGGTGGTCGCGCTGCGCTACGGCGTCGAGGCGGTCGAGAGCAAGGCCGCCGTCGTCGAGTGGGACGTCACGCCGCCCAAGGATCGCAACAGCGAGGCGACCAGCATGGTGACCGCGGCGAACGCGATCACGCTGCTCACCGCGGCCCTGGCGCCCTACGGCGTCACAATCGACATCGCCGCGATCACGAGCCGCTACGGGATCCCGGTCAAGGGCGACGCGAACGGCGACGGCGCGCCCGAGGCGACCGAAGTGCTCGACCCGGCCGCGAGCGCCTCACCCGATGGGCCGCGCCTGGCGCTCGTGCCCGGCGATGAGCCCACGGACGGCGACGACGAAAGCGAGGCCGCGTGAAGCGCCGCAGCAACGTGCCGCCGCAAGCGTACAAACGCGCCGGCATCCTCGCCGTCCACCCACAGGCGTTTCTCGAGCTGTTCATGATCCCCGAGTCTCGTGAGAACGAGGAGCGGGACAACGTTGTGATCGTCGACATCTGCGGCCCTCTGACGCAGCACGACGACGGCTTCTTCGACTCCTACGAAGCGATCCGTACACGCGTGCGGGCCGCATGCGAGAGCGCGGCCGCGGCGATCGTGTTGCGCATCGACTCCCCCGGCGGTGACTGTGCGGGCTGTTTCGACACAGCGCGCGCAATCCGTGCGATGTGCACGGCCGCGGGCAAGCCGCTGTGGGCGCACGTCGACGGCAAGGCTTGCAGCGCGGGCTATGCGCTCGCCGCGGCCGCGGGCACAGTCTGCACCGGCGACACGGGCATCGTCGGCAGTATCGGTATTGTCAGCGCCCGCACGGACGTCTCGGCCCTGAACGCTGC